TGTCTTTTTGTAGATATTCGCTAACGTCATCAAACACATCATCTGACAAAACACCATCCGCTCGCAACTGTTGTGCCTCTTCCCAAGCCGCTCGCCAAGGTTCCTCGATATAAACATCATGTGCAGCATTGCCATGCATGATCTTAAACACATGTCGGACGTCTTTAGAAAACAAACCGTCAACATGTTGTTCAATTTTCCGTTGCTTGGCACGGGGATTATCTGGAAGCTTTTTCGGCAACCCTCGCATCAACTGACTGATGTATGGCGACTGTTGATGCACGCCACCTTTCATCATTTCAAGTACTGTCTGCTGTCGGATGTGTGCAAAGTACGCCTGTCGATTCTTAATTGGAGGTAACCCAGTTCGTTCTCTAGCAGCGTTCTCAAGAGCCAGCGTTCCCTTAGTGTCTAGTCGAAGGGCCATAAACGTTTTCTGCTCTTTCGCCGACATCCACTTAGGCGGATACTCGTACTTGTCTAGCATCTCTGCGAGCTTCTGCACATTGACACTTGGCTTGTTCCAAATCGTTCTAGCAATTGCATCCCCTGCTCGTGCTCGCGTTCCGAGCATGTTCAGGCTCTTGTCGACAAACTTGCTCATGTCTTTCGTATACGACAACGCCTCTAGTTTTTTCTGTGCAAGTTCTCCAACGATTGGCTCAACACCTTGCAATCTGTTAACGAGCCACTTGGGTGTTATCTGTTTACTGACGCCAAGTTCTTTAACGTCTAGCGGTTTATTGTATCGCCCAGTTTCTTTCAGGTCAACAACCTTCGGAGCTTTGGGCTCAAAAAAGCTAGGAGGCAACGCTAAGGGTTCGCTCTTTGGTGTGACAAGTGTTCTGTCTCGAACACTAAATGCAACCTGTTTGGCATCTAGTTGTCCTTTTTCCGCCTTAGCAAGCACATCTGCCATGTTGCTTTTATTTGCGTAGTCTGTTAGAGCTTTCCTGACATTCAAGACTGTTGGCTTCCAGCCTGTCTTGACGGCCTCTTTTTGCAGGCGTTTCTCAATCGCCATCAAACCATCACCATAGGTTTTTTGCCACGCGTCAAAACTCTTAGCGTATGCAGCCTTGGCTCCGGTTTTCTCCAGTTCGACGGCCGCCTGTGCAACGGTTTTGATTTCCCGTTTTGTCATAAACTCGTGCAACGAACGGTTGGCTGCTTGATTCGCCCGACGCACATAGTTAATGTCTTTTGCTGGCAGCTTCTCTAGCAGGCCAGGATTCTGAGAAAGCATCTTTGTTGCATAGTGTCGTGCCTTGATAAAATCAGCACCATTCGCGAGCAAACCAAAACCAGCACCGGCACCTGTCAGCAGGCCAACAGATTTCCAATCAAGCGGTTTGTCTCGCGTAAACTTTTCCTCTAGTTGTTGGAGCATTTCCGTTGTGCCAAGCGTAACGGCTCCGCCAACAGGTTGTGCTAGATGTGTGGCGATTTTCGTCCCGGCAAGGGCTTTTGAGCCAACCAGTTTACCAACACCCTTTGCAACCTGCTTGTGTAACCCGAGCCAGCCGCCAATGTTTTCTGCAACCTGCATCTCAGGCGTGTATTCGACAGGTGAGTTGTAGAGCTTTCGTCCAATCTTGTCACTGCCAATCGCGAGCACCTCACCAAGACTTCTGACATGTTTGAGTCGTTCACTAACATCAATTTGCATCGTCGAGTCACCACGCTTGATGGTCCAGATATCTTTCTTCTTGTCGACAACACCAATATCGGCACCAGCAAAATCGCTCGTTAGCTTTCTCTCCGCATACGCTCCTGCAAATTTTTCAATGGCAACATCTGCTACCCCGAGCGTCATGCCATTCAGATATCCAGCCGGAGCGACACTGGCTGCCATTCCAAGTTCTGAGTGTCGCTGCATCGTTTCGCCAGCAATGGCTTTAGCAGGAATGGACAAGTCAATGTCTAGTTTGGGCTCAATATCCATCCCTGCTGTAAGCAGACTGAGCTCTTTTTGTAGCTGCTTTTCTGTCAGGATCGCCATTTTAGTTTACCTTTTTGCCTTATTACCAAGAATGCTGTTTGCGTCTTTCTGCAAACCTTGTTCCTGTGGAGACTGCAAACCTTCCGCTTGTTGCTGCAACTTTGTCAAAGATTCGCCTTTGAGCCAACGAGCATGAACGCTATCTCCAATGTAAGACTTTCCAGCCGCCTTTGCTCGAGCTTCTGTATATAGCTGTGGACCTTTGTGTTGTGCATGTTGTTCCCAAACATTTGGCTCAACAAATCGGACATCCAGTTTTTTACCTTCTCTTGTCGCAGCAATATATTCTGCTAGGCTCTCCGGATTCCAATTATCCTCATTCTTGATGAACTCACTAAACGACACTTCTTTCTGCTTGGCCTCGGTATCAATTTGTCGTTCTTGCCCCAGTGCTTTGATCTTGTGATCTGCGAACTTCTGGTTGATGTCAGAAAGTTCTTTTCGTCCTTGTGTTGGGTCTATCTTTCCAGCTCGAAGCGAACTGATGACACCAGCTGCCTCCGCAGCCCATGGATTTTCAGGCACCAGGAGCGATTCGGTCCACCCAAACTGAGCCTTGAAAGCACTCTGTTCTGTGTTTTGAGCGATTGCCTTTGTTTGTTCTTCTTGACGCATGTTAGTAACTGCACTATTTGCTTGGTTTAAAAGCGTTTGTTGCATCCGGTTTTGTACTTGCAATGCTTTCAGTTGCTGATCACCAGTTTTGTAATCAAAAAACTGTTCGGGCGTCATGCTTTTAAAGAACTCGAGATTCAGCTTCGCCATCTCCGACCCGGACACAGCCGCTTCTCTTTGTGTTTCTTTGATCTTTTTGTCAAGATCCGCCGTTGCCTCTAAGCGTTGTGTGTTAGAAAGTGTTGCCCTTGTTTGAGCTTTTGCCTGTTCTCCAAGTAACACGCGATACGCAATATCCGATTCTAGACGCAACTTGTCTTGTTCAAGCTGTTGTACTTTGAGTTCTTTCTCCGCTGTAAACTGTCGTTCCTGAACTTTCTGCCCCCTTAGCTTGAGGGCAAAGTCAAGGAATTTTCCCGACGATTTTCGTTGTTGTGGTGCTGGTACAACAGTTGCCATTTTTATCTCCTACGAAAAGGCAAACAGTTAAAGTTGTTTAACCTCAGGCTGTACTAAACATTGCAGCAGCATCGCCAAACAAATCTGTAAGCATTCCTTCGCTTCCTTGGAACGCAATATTTTCCGTTGTTGCCGCTGTCCCAAGGCTCATTGATGGTTGTAGCCACGGATTATATTCACCCATCATTCGCTGTTCGTCACCACGCAAGGCTGCGAGTATTCGTTGCTGATCTGACAACTGAGCCTGTCCCATTTGTGCTGGCATTTGTCCGAGTGCCCCTGCTGCTCCGAGCGATCGTCCGGCAGCACTTTCTCCAGCTTGGAAAGCATTTTGTTGTCCCGTTTGCAGAGCATTCCAGAGGGTTGGCTGTACTTGCTGCCCGAAGAACTGACCAGCCGCATTCGACACGCCCTTGGCGGCAATGCTTGATCCGCTCATGCCAGGAAGATTAAATTGCTCCTGCACAAGTGGCTGCACATATTGTCTGTACGCCGACATCATCGGCTGTGCAAACGTTTCATTCCACTGTTTAGTCGTCTGCCCTGGATCAAACTTATACGTTGGCGTTCCGCCCGCCTGACGTTGCAGTGTCTCAAGCACCGTTCCAGTCATTTGCGAGCTTCCCATTCCAAGAGCTTGCAGTGCTTGTGTATAATAATCTGGAGCATCTGCATAACCAGGCGTTTGGAACGGTGTCGCTCCAGCACTAAGACCACGCTGCAAATAATCGGTTGTTTGCTTCAACAAGGCTCTCTGTCCTGCCGATAGCATGTCGTGTTGTTCTACATGACTTTCTTTGCCAAAGATGTTACCCATAATATCCATGCGTTAAGTCTCCTAAGACAAAAACGTTTTGATCCTGTTTTCATCTTGCAAGTAAATATACCCATCAACGTGCAAGTCGCCGCTTATTGACACGTGCCCTGTGAGGAAATCGGCAACGGCTGCTTGCATGTCAATTAAGTATTGTCGCATTTCTTCGCTGGTATCGGTTGGCAGTTCGGGCCAATCAATCTGACTGTAAATCTGATCAGGCATCGTTAATCCCTCTCGCTATGAGGAACTGCAAGAACGCGATAGTTCTGTCGTAGCTGCAAGTCTCCAAATCCGCTTTGCGTGATTCTAAAACGAATCCGCCTGCTGACAACATCCAGAGGCAACCTATGTGTCTTCCATTCTTGCTCCAAACTAACCGGCGAGTCTGCTAGTTGTGTCCAAGTATCTCCGCCATCTTTCGAGTAGTGAACATACGCCGTTGATCCTGAAAACTGTGAGTACGCCGTGAACGAGAACCACGTGTAGCGTCCGAAGTTCTCCTCATCGCTAATGACAATGTCTTCTGTTTGCACCTCACAGTTAATGTCGCTACTGTCGTCATATCCAGATACCTCATCTAGTTTGTAAACAACGCCATCAGATGTCAGGAAGCAGCACATATCGAAACCGCTTTGACCATAACTATCGTCACAGAAGCCTGCAACTTCATCACAATAGCGATTCGTCCATTCGGTGTCGTCGCAATACGCACTTGCTCCAGTTCGCCTAAGTGTTGCAATCGAACGCACGTCGTGAGCGAATTCATAATACTCCCACGGCATTCCTTGCAGAGATGCGTTTAGCACATATCCGTGTTTCGGATAATCGTTCCCGCTATGAGGAACGAAAAACATAACCTTGTCTCGTCCAACATCATAACCTGCTACGTTTCTCGTTTTGTTGTCAATATCCATTGCATCAAAGAGCGTGTTTTCCAATCGTTGTCCGATTGGTGTTAGAATGCCACCGGGTTGCAGCGAGTATATCCGCTGGTTTGTTCCGAGAAAATAATGCGTTCTCACGAGATTGCAAACCGCCCCATGTGATAGCAAACCCGTCTCATTCACAACCGTTGGTATGACATAAATGCTTGCTCCACCAACATACTTGCAGAGTGCAATTGATCGGTCGCTGTAAACGACAAGATCATTTCCGAGCTTCTTACTGTTGATGATTGCCCCAACGCTGTCAGTTAGCGTCGTTGTTGATGCCGTCACGCCTGTCCAATCGGTGACATCACCCATCCCTGCGAACCCCAACGAGCGAGCTCTTACAGCTGTGTCGGTAAAGCCAAACAGAAAGAGGTGATTCCAAAACTCTTCAATAGAAACGCTACTGGTAAAGTTTGGAAAAGTATGAGCCAGTGTTGCAAAGGTGTCAGCTGAGTCGCCTTCGAAGTATTCAATGTCATCAACGTTGTTTACGACAAGCAAAGCTGAACCGCCATTGTTTGCAAACACCGTTGTGTCAGTTGCTATGGTGTAAGAAAATCTGTCATCCGCATCGCCTGCCCAACCACTGCCTGATATGTCGTCCCAAACGAGAGTCGTTGAGTTATATTTGTATGCCTTAGTTGTCGTTAGTAACAACAGGTGCGTGGTGCCAACTGCATCAACATAGTTTATCAACTTCATCCCGACGCCAGCAATCGTCCCAGAGCCCAATTGGCTATAACCCTGCCGTTTTCGGAGACGCGTCTTCTCAACAATCATGTTTGTCAGTTTTGGCGAGTACTGTCCAGCGAAGCCAACGGATTCGTCATCTAGATTGATACCGCCAATCCGTTTGCCGGGCACGTTGTATGCAACTGGAATTGTTAATCGAAGTGCTTCCATTTCATTTTCCTCAGCCTACGACACAAAACCAACCGACTTAATCGTAAATTCGATAGATCCGCTATTAGATGCAATTTGAATAACGCCAGAGCTGTCAGAAAAACACGTCAGGTATCTGACTTTATTAACATCAAGTTGACACGCTCCCACGCCATTGACATTTCCATCCGTACCATGATATATTGTTGTTGCAGATCCGTACCCTTTCGGCTTTACTGCAAAATAGGCAGCGCCACTTGCTTGTATCTCAAGAAAAACGAATCCCTCTTTTGCACCAATAACAGCAGACAAGTCTAAATCCTGCCAAGTATTGGCCCCTCCCATAGATTCGCCATTCAAAACAACCGTACCATCATTAGAAACTGTTTTTGCATCTCGTGATGTCAGCACCGCAAGTCCAACCGTTCCACTCGCTGCAAGATATGTGCCGACAACTGGAAGGCTGATCAAACCAGTGGTGTTAATTGCTAGATGCGTCGTGTCAATTTGATCTAGCACAAGCACGTGTCCGGATTGCGTTCCAGCCGCAACGTTTGTAATTGGCAACCCACCGCCATCCATTGTATCAACAAGATACACGCGACCAGCCGCAACGTTCTGAAAACCAGTAGTGATGCCAGCACTTGTACCGACATAAACTTTCAACAGGTTACTGTTACCAGTTACGCAGGCAATTCGTCCATTATCGCTTGTGGCACTCGTGTCGAGATCGTTCCCTTCAGGATCAACAACTGGAGCATCGCTATCTAGATAGACACGCGTTGCTCCTTTCAAATGTTGTCCGCCAGCCAAATCGGTTCCCGGAGTCGCGTGCTCCTTTGCAATCACGTTGACAACCGACGACTTCAAGTCCCTGATTTCTCCTGGCAGATCTCCGATCTTCGTGTGGTTGATCGGAATCGTCAGGTTAAAGTCATTGTGATCAGCCATTTTAAGTTTCCTTTTTCAAACTTTGAATTAGCAACACAATACTAACTTGACCACAAACGCACGTTATTATAATCGTCATGCCCGGTTATCAGGTTCCGGACAGAAACGCCTTCGTTGCTCTGTGCAGTTTGCGGTCCTGTTGCTTGCATACTGTCAACTCTGTCTTTCCGATCCACGTCAATGATCCGTTGTAGCGTTCCGCCAACGTGACCAGTCCGACTGTAGTTCGTCCCCATCGCCAACGAATACCAGCGAGCAAAACTTGTGTCATCTTGTAGGGACATAAAGAGCATCGCAGTCACGTATTGTTCAACGAATAGATCGGCAATCGCAATCGGACATTCAGTGGCGTCAGTGGTAAAGCTCTGTGCCGTTGACACCGTCACCCGTAATGAGAGATCGCTGTCCGATGGCCGGTTTAAGATTACGCTTGTACCACGACGCAAACCAAAGCTCGGCCAGCCCTGCTGATTATCGCTCGCATTCACAACGTTATTCTGCCACCACGTCTCGTCTTTCATAACGAGCGGAGCGTTCTTGTCGCCATCAGTTTCGACGATCAATGCTGTGACAACGTGCTGTAAATCACTAAATGTTCCGGACAAATCAACACTCGTCGCCTCTTCCGTTATCGCAAAATCCTGATCAAACGTCGTTGCATCTATAAATGGATGCATCTGTCCCGCGACAACCAAAGCGTCATCACAGAGCGTTTCAATCAACGTGGCTTTTTCCGTGCCGCGTCCTGTGTTGTTGTTGACAGCAGTTTTTATCTGGCTACGTGTCTTTGCCATTTTAAACTCCTGTAATTATCGCCTGAACCTCGGCTGCTGTTGTTGAGCCCCCAGTGAGCAGAATCTCACAATACAACTCAACAATGTTGTTTCTGGGTATCTCGAGTTGTGCAATTCTAGCACCACCAGCCGCGTCAAGCAACACGTCACTTGCTGTGAGCAAACCTGCAGCAGCAGTAATTGTGTCCACCCAAAACGCTGTTATCGCAACGCCAGTGATTGGATGCAGGACAACCGTTTGTGCTCCGCAAATCGGAACGCCACTGATGAGATGCTGAATCGGCCCGTTCTTCTGTCGCCCGTACAGGATGTAGGAAAAATCCTCATTATCGGCGTTTTTGCCGAAAAAGGCAATCCTAAGCGTTTGTACGTGCCCAAGTTTCTGCACGATATTAAAGGTGTTTGACGTCGGCCAGCTTGCATAATCGAATTGTGCAAGGGCCGTATCGTCCGCTACAACCGCACCTCGTAGCTGATGCCACGTGGACATGGGTTTTACGACCATAACTTTGTTAGCCATTTGTCAATTCCTTATGCAATCTGGTTAATCTGGATGTAACTTGTTGCACTGATCCACCAATAAAGATCGTCGTTTGTAGTATCGAGAATCCAATCGCCTCCGGTCATGCCATCAGGAGCTGCCCCAGCTGGAGCACCCACGTTGAGCCACATCCGACGCTTGATCCTATTCGGTGTTGCAGCACCAACTTTGCTATCCGCATGACTGAGCCCAGCAGTTCGCTGCAAGATGGCCATTGCTCTTTTGAATGCCCGTGTCTGATTTTCTGCTACTGTAGCTGCCATTGTCAAAACTCCTAACGGTGTTAATGATGATGTCTTTGTCCTTCTCGCTGAGCCACCAACCAACAGGAATGTTCACCTGATGTTTGTCGAAAAAATCCACTCCTGGCAGTTCAACAACGGATTGTTGAAAAGCGGTTTTGGTATCATTTCTTACATGTGCTGGAGAAGCGTGCACACCCTCCCCTTTTGCATAAGCAACAAACGCATCTCTGTCATCTACCAAGAGTGGATAGAGCCAATAGCTGCTAAGACGATTCGTTGCGTATGTTGGTAAGGTGAATCGTCTTAGGTGAGCAAATTCGTAGTTAAAATGTGCTGCGTTCATCCGAGCCGTATAAACGCTGTGAATTGATCGTTGGACATTTGCGAGGCCAATGGCGGCTGCGATGTCATTCATATGGTATTTGAACCCACTCTCACACGGGTCCTGTTGACAACGGAGCTCAGTGTTGATGCCCCTGTCGAGACAGAACCACTTCAAGAGTCGGGCACGCTCGAACACCTCCCTTGAGTTGACAGCTAGCAAGCCGCCATCGCCAGTGGTTAAATGTTTGATTGCTTGAAATGAGAAACACGCAAAGTCACTTTTTTGTCCGACCAAGATGTTGCCGTGTGTTGCAAGCCAAGCGTGAGCAGCGTCTTCGATTATCTGAACGTCGTATCGTCTACCAAGCTCCCACAACGCATTCATGTCACACGGATACCCCGCCCAATGGACACACATAACTGCCTTGACGTTATCAGGGTTGCGTATAAGCAATTCCTCCACACTAGCAACATCAATGTTTCCAGTTAGCTTGTCAACATCCGCCCACAGAATGCGAGCTCCAACGTTCAGGATCGCCATGTTGGTTGCCAGACACGTCATGGGTGTGCTGATAACGAAATCACCCGGCTTGACATTCGCCAGTGTCAGGGCTAGTTGTAACGCTGACGTGCCGCTGTTAACGGGCAAGACGAATTTGTTTTTCAGCAATTCTCCGCAAGCGTGCTGAAACTCCAGGACACTTTCGCCTTCTCCAATATAACCAGAGTTCAGAACTTCTTTCACTCGTTTCGGAGCTTCGTCGCTCATATTAACTTTAAAAAGGGGAATCATGTCAAGAGCTCCTTATACAACTTGGCAATGACAGATATATGATATCGCTTGGCTATCTTCAAACCACTATACATTACCTGTTGATAGTAATCTTTGCTTTCTTGCAACAGGCGAATGCCAGCAATTATGCCATCGAGATCGAACGCCGGATGAAAACCAGGCTGCAACCCGCTCATTAGATAACCTTCTCGTGGATAACAAACAGCCGGAACACCAAACGCCATTGCATTGAGCAGTTTCAGTGATGATTGAAAAATTCGTGATCGAGAAGTAGAAAGGTAATCCTTTCTGAAATCGACAAAGAAATCGCTATTCAAAAATGAGGAACAAACATCATGTCGAGTCAAGTCGTCTGGGCTATCAAATTTGATGTGTCGAAAGTCAACCGACACTTCACGCAAAAATCGTGTTGTCAACCAAGCAAAGTTGTAATCGAAAGAGAATTTGTTGCCAACATGAAATGCTCGGTTGTAGTGTCGCTCTTTGTTGACAGCATTTTCAAAGTTGCAATGAAAGTCTGGAATCAAAACAGGTTCAATTCCAAAGTTGTGTTTTATCCTGTCAGCAGATGCCGAGGTGTATGTTATATATTTTAGTGCTTGGTGCGTTCTTGTGCTGTGTTTAAACAGGTCGTGAAGACAATTCTCATCGTCACCAAAATCGACGTAAAACTCAACATCTCTAGTAATTTTGTCCGGACAACCCTTAACACAAATCGCGACGTCTCCCGGTTCGGCCTTCTCGTTGCAAGTAGCAATATCTGGACCAAGATAATCTGCAATTTGTTGTGCTCTCAACAAGCCAGTTGTTCGGCCATTATGAAAGAAGCGTAACTTTTTCACCAGAGGCCCCCTTCCAGTTTTATCTTATCTGGATCAAGAGACTCTGTTTGACAACCCGCACCTCGCCACACCATGAAGTGTTTTTCATCGAACAATCGTGTGGAGACACTCCAACCGGCTTTTTCTGTGAAATTCACAAATGCCAGCCTGAGCAAATCCAACAAGAAAGTCAAGTTTGAGACGATTAGCTAAAACAACACAAGCGTCGAGGACCTGTTTGGTAACATCTTGATGTCTATAATCTGGCATGATAAATAGTTGTTGCAAGCCGAGTACGGCGTAATTGTTGTCTGCAATCAACCATTTTTCAAGTAGCCCACAATGAGCAACTAGTTTTTCGCCATCTCGAAGAGCAACAGTGTGAGATGGGATGTTGCCATTAAGTATCCGCCCGTTGCTTGCAAACAACTCTTTGAGGTGCGGCCAACAAGTTATCAGGCCAGCAAGAATCTCAGCATCTTCTTTTGTCGGCAATTCGCCAAAATAAACAGTTGGTTCGTATTGTTGCGTCATGACAGCACCTCCTCATACAGCGTGATGATGTTGTCAATGTGATACCGTTCCGCCCGTTCAATAAGTTCTGTTTTATAAAATGGTGCGGTTTCCGACAAACGTTTGCACTGAATGACAACCTCTTCAAGATCGTGTGCAGGAAACATGAGTGGAAACTCATCGTAACTGCACTCAGGATAGCCAACAGTTGCAAGACCAAAACTTGCCGCGTTGATGATTTTCAGAGGATTCTTCATCTCTGGTGGCATGTCCGGAACAATTCTTGGAAGCCTAAACGTCACCTGAGCATCAATGCTGTTATAGAACTCAACAACGTGTTCTCTTGTTGTGTCTTCTCCAACTAGAGCAGAAACAAAATCAATGCCTGCTTTAGCAAGCTCATCTTGTAGTGTGCTGCTGTCAAGGCAGAAGTTTTCCTTGTAGCCAACAAAGCCGACACGAAAACGTTGATTGTGTTTCGGTGTCTGTTGTCGCTCAAAGTTACAGTGATGCTCCGGAAGGACAACAACCTCATTCATCACACGAGCTTGTATGTATCGTTTTGCAGCATCGCCAATTGCAATGAACTTTATCTTTTCTAGGCTCTTGTCACCAGTAGACAAGTATTCGTCAGTATCAATACAGTCGAACCAGAGCGTGAGATCCATTTCTAGCATCTTGTCTAGTTCGTCAGGAAAGCATTTGACAAAAACAATATGTTTTGGCAAGTTGTTAGTGTCTAGTTTGTCGTTTATCTTGCAACCAAGCCTGTCGAGAATCTGTTGGCCCCGGTTCTTCCTGCTTGCATACGCCGGATTCGTGAAGAACTGTACATCAGTACTCATAATAATGTCCTTTCTGATCGTCTTTCAGCTTTTTCATGCTTTTTTGTAGCTGATCAACCGCAGCTTTTTGTTCTGCTCCTTGGGGCCAAATGACATCGTCCATGCCATGATGACCAATTAGGACACGCGTGTCTATCCAACACTTCTCTCCGATTTCCCGAAACGCCTCACACAAATTAACATCACTTCGGAAGTTGTAAAGATCATTGTTAGCCGTTTTCCGACACTCGTCACGAAACCAGGGCTTATTGAGCTTCTTGAGCATCGTTATATTAATCAAAGTACAACCGAAGGCACAAACTGCTACTTCATAAACCTGTCCGTCAAGCGGCAAATCCACTTGCAAATAACTGCCTTGAGGTGTTTTTTGAAAACCCACTTGCCCATAACCATCGCCGCGTTTGCAGACAAGGCCAGACACCATCGCCTCATCTTTATTTTCTAACAAGCATGGTAGTGCCTCGACAGGAAAGAGATGATCGCCATCAATTGAAAACACGTGCGTGCATTCTTTTTCAATCGCCAGCTCAAACAACTGATTTCTCGCAGTTGCCGCATCAAGCCCTCGCCTGCCGAGGAACACCATTTCATAATGTGGAGCCCAGTTTCCAATACACCAGAGGTGATTGAAATAGACACTAAAGTCTATGTCATTGAAAACATGGGTGACTAAACCTATCCGTACTTTCTCGCTTTCGCTCATGCTACTGATCCTTTACAGGCAACGAATGTTAACGATTGCACTGGCCGCTGTCGCGACACCTGTAGTTGCAAGACTTTCTGCAATCTCGACACAACGCAAGTATCGGAGACCGCCAACAGTACTAGCAATTACGCCAGTAAGAGCTTTCGCCCACGGCATCGTTGCGGCTGATGTTCCAATCGCAATGCAACCGGCTTGCTGATCAACAGCAGTTGCTCCTTGCTGAATTGATACCTTCTTCGTTCCGGCAACCTGAATCCAGCCATGATCGCCACCAGACGCACCACTTGCTGCGATAGCCGTAACAGGAACACCGCCGGGCATAGTTATCAGACAAGTAGCAGGACCAGTCGCTGCATCAGTCGGCAACACCCGCTGAACAGCCGCCTTGATCGTTGTCTGCCCGAGCTTTCGCAAGCAAGCCCCCGCAGCAATTACCGCTGTCGCACCGGCGTTCTTGACATACCGATAGGTGTTGCCATACTGATCTTCGTACAGCGAACCGAGGCCCTCAATGTCAGTGGTATGCAGACTGGTTAGGCAACCACCTTCTGCAAACAATACTTTTCTAGCCATTAAAAAACTCCTAACTTAGTTGTTGTGCTTGTTGTCTAACTTGCATACTCCATACATCCATGTCGACGCGGCTGGTCGGTAAGCATACCCGAGCAAACGCAAACAATGTATGCAACACGTTCGAGCTGATTGGCACTGTCCTTCCAATCTGTCATGTCGAACCACGCAGCCGGGTTGTAGACGAACTCGACGTGATTAAGATTTAACATGAACAAGTGATTCTCAGTTAGTTTACTGGACCACGACAACGTCATACCCTTGAAAGTAAACGCCGCAAAGCCTAGATCAATGGCCTTCTGTGTGAAGCCATTTTCGACAATCTGCCGCTTGTCCATCGCCTCATCTTCATACGCCTCAAACATATTCTGATTCATGAGGCCAAAGTTGGGGCTCTCCATATTGTCAGTAATAGAGTTGAACATATGCGTCATGTCAGGAACGAGGTTCAGGTTGTAAGGCTCGTTTGTCGGACCGGCAATGTAACTGGCTTTGGTTTCGCTGGCTCCGTCATAGGCAACCCAGTTTCTCCACCAAGTGTTGGTTCGGTTGAGACCTCCATTGCTTGTTCCAGTAGCCTGGGTGTCGGAGGCACTTCCGTCTCCAACAGCCGATTCAGCAGTATAGAGGGGACAGATGTCATAGAGCCCGTTGAACTGAGCATCGCCATCGTAATAATCTCCCCACTGCATACTGTACGTGTCGCTGTCCTGAACGAGTGCATTCCGAGCAGCTTCCATCCGCCGACCGAGATAGCTTTTGATCTTGAACTTGCCCGCATTCTGAGCATCGTCAAGAAGCGTTCGGTTGACGTCTACTAGGAAGTTCCGCCAGCTCCACAAGCCGGCCGTGTCGAGGGGTGGCACGCTCTGATCGAGAACCTTTCCTTTACTAAATCGTTGGGTGCTTTTCTCTCCATACCCGATTGTTCTTTCGATGTAGGTGCCACCAGTTTGCGGGACAAAACAACCATGTTCTTTCATGGCGGTCCACAAAATCGTAGCCCCGAGCACGTTATCCATCACGTCGGAACGAATCTCGTACCACGTGTTAGTAAACGCGTCGTCAATAGTTCTAGTTAGACTTGGCAAAGTTGCAGCCATTAAAAAATCTCCTACAGTTACGTTGCTTTCGTGTTAGTGACTCTATCAAATGCGGCGTCAAACGCATTTCTAAAGCCTACGATGCCAACATTCGAGCGTTTAGTTTTATCGCCCTCAGCTGGCCTGTTGCTCATCGGAAGACCCTCAAGACCAGCAGCATCTTCTGGTCTTTCTGAGAACACACTTTCCGGAGGCGGAGACTTCTCAAGAATCTCGGCTTTCGCAAGTTTGTATGCGTTCTCAATAGACAAGCCCGGCGTTTGCTCAACAAGTTTTGCCATGTGTGGTCGGAGTGTGTCAAAGTCGGCGTGTTTGGAACGGAGCTCTTCAATTCCCTGCTTGACCAAAAACTCTCCAATGGCACCTTGCGTCTGCTTGATCTGCGTGTCAAGAACCCCATGCTTCTCATCGAGCGAACCTTGTAGCTGTTTCATGTTCGACTTGATCGTCGTATCCATCGCGTCTGCAATCATAGCTACGAGCTCTTTGTTTGACAAGTCGTCGAGATCTTTCTTATCCCCAGGCTTATCTTCTTTGTCAAGATCGGCCAGCATTTTGTGAATATCCGCATCAGCATCTAGCTTAATGGCATCTGCGTCTTTCTTTTTCTGCTCCTCGGCTTGCTTCGTCTGCTGCTTTTCAAGTTGCATTTCAGCATTCTGCTTAGCCAGCAACTCGTTTGCCGCCTTCAACTCGTTGAGCGTCGCCTGGATTCCTTCCATCGCCGTCGGTTCTTTCGTCGATTCTGTTTTCTTCGGATCTTCCATTTTCGTGTTCCTTCAAAAGTCGCTGGTTAGCGATACGAAGTTGATAATGATATTCCTTTACTCGTTGCCGATACTCGGCTTGAACGGCTTTCAAGAGTCTTAACAACTCCTTTTTGTTTAAGTGACCGCCCGCAAATGTGACAGTCACGCCACCAGTATCGGCAACCTTACACAAAACGGTTCTCATTATGAGCTCCTAATGTAAGCATCCTATTAGGGTTCCAGTTTCCCGTTCATAATCACGCATCTCCTTTTTGCTAAAAAACCTTCGTCCGTGTGCTTCAACGTGTTCGAGGAACAACCCATCCTTAGGAAAGGTGTCTGCAGTTACACGACACACAAGTCGTTTCATCTCAACCTTACACTGTTTGCATTGCACTTGCTCCTTATAACTGCGACAATAGACATCCCGCTTAATTGCTGAACACGACGGACATTTTAGATCGTAAAGTGGCATTTGTTAGTCCTCTACCAATTCGTAGGTCAGGTCAAAGATATCAGGCTTGCAAGGATAAAACTCTCCTTTAACGCCTTTGATAACCCAGTCGCCGATGCTCACTGTCATATCACCTTCAAGCGTCGTAATGACTAGCACTGGTTTTCCATCAGCATCAAAATCAGCATGTCGATTACCACAGGCAAAATTGAATACTTGATCTTTTGAGGCTTCTGTAAATTGCATCGCCTCAATAATAACTGGTTTCTTTCTGTACTTCGCCATTGTTATTTCTCCTTATGCTGTACCAGGTATCGTAGGTAATCCTCCGCTTGGCGAGCGTCCACCCTGATTGCTGCCCGGACTCGGTAGCAGACGCTCGAAAGCCGGATCATTTGCTGCATCAACAAGATTAGTATACAACACATTTAGGTCAATCCCAGGCAGCTGAGCAAACTGCATGAGCGTCTGGAACGCCTCAATTTTCCGTTGTGCTTTGGACAAATTACGCTTGACAGAGAGATTTACACCATAACCATACTCATTTGCGAGCATCGGGCCTGTCACGGTTTTCCAATCGTTGTCAACCATGATCTCACGTGGCGATTGCCAAAAGGCAAATATCAGACGGTTTGCCTTTTCGACACTGCCAGTATAAACGCCTTCGACCATCTGCTGTCGTTTGTTGGTTCGTTTCTCAGAACCTTGACTAACAATTGTTGCTTCTCTCGCAGTTCTCCTGCTGCTTGTGTCGTATTCGCCCAGTTGATTCTTACTCTGCCCGATCATATCCCGAGCATCCTGCCTATTGGAATTTGATTGCATTTGGAAGTCAAGCATTGACCCCGTTGGAACCGTTGCAATAACTTCACTAAGAGGCACGCTTGTTGTTAGATCAACTTCCTCATATGCTCCGACATCGCCACTCATAATTCTTGTTAGTTGTTCTTTCGTCATTACATCTTTTCTAACGAGGAACTTCAAGATACTAATCCGACGTTGCTTTGCTTGTTGGAAACTAATATCCTGTTGATCGGATTGTATCTGTCCAAGATAGTATGCTAAGGGTGTTGACCAGAAACTTCTTGGGTGTCGTATTAAGCTATCGGCAACAACCGGCAACCCGCCAATTGCCATCTGGATAGCGTCAATATCCTCTCGAATGAACTTATCATAATCACGCACGACAACATAAACCCGTTGCGTTGCTGCGTCGTGAATTTCCCAGCACTCACTAAAAATTGCTTTCCTATCCTGATGTTCGCTTGTTCCAACAATGCCTTCGTGTCGCGTTCGTCTAGAACCAACAGATGCATATGATGCTATGTGATCTTCCATTGTCAACGACGGCTGCAACATCTGCTTATTCTTGTACTTCAAATCCTGTTTGATGTATTCCGTTTGTCGTATAAAGCGAAAGGCACACCACGGAGCATTTTCAATCGTCGTAGTTCCCCACGGAACGACAAAATCATGGGGCAGAACGGAAGAAACCCAAGGAAAACCAGGACGATTATTCCCAAACTCGATCCGCTGACCCTTCCGATTAAACATCGTCATGGTCATGCCCATGAAGTTCTTTTCAGAGCCAATATCGAAATACGGATTGAAACCAAACTGACTGTCGTAGCCAATTTTCAGGATCAGATTACCATACAAGTAGCTGTTCAGGATGCCGTTTTCGACCGCCCGCTTTAGTTGCATCGGCCCAACAAGTTGATTGTCTAAGCGTTCGACGATCGGAGCAGTCTCAACAGCCTTGCTGTTCATGGCTTCTATCAAGAACTCAGGATCGGGGACAGTCAAATCACTTATCAAGCTATCACCATGTGAGTATATCAGGTTCGGCCCAACAAGAGCATCCCCAAGCGGATCTTGCATGAACGTTCGCTCGAGATCGATCCACTTTTCCTCTCGACTATAGAGCTTTCTATAGTTAAGAGCGTGATCGATTTCACTCATCCATTCGTCGGCTGTTCTCTTTTTCACAGTTTTATCCTTTTAAGCAACGCGATAAGATCCGCCAAGTGCTTCGAGGCGATCTTTGAGCATGCCGATGTCGTAGGGATATTGAGCCGCTCGCTTGTGTCGTGATTCTAGTTCTCGTAAAATGCTTGCACCAGAAAGCGGATTGTTCATAAGCTCAACTTCTTGTACCTGCTTTGCACGTTGAAAGAAATCATTCCAATGCTTGATCTGCATCGACAACGCGTCGATGACATCATCGTGTCCACGAACAGCAGGAAACTGCAACAGTTGTCGTTGTAGCGTTTCGTGAAACGGCCGTATTGCAACGAGCCTGTCAGCAAAATACGGTTGCAGAGCACGAATTCTATCCGCCTTGGATACCCGAGCGTTCGGTACATCCTCAATCACGAATCGAACATTTCGCTGTTTCTGCATCCTGTCAATCCAGTATTTGAGCGTTCGCTGATATGCAACGGTTTCTACCATAACAACGAGTGGTTTGAACAAACCATAAACACTGAACAACCTGTCAATTGTTTCGCCTGGATTCATTCGAGCATTGACAACATCAAGCACATAAACGGTTGTGTTGCTAACATCAACGCCAGTTGTGACGATTGAGGTGTAATCCGGATCGCCTGTTGATTCTTTATCGCTTGGTGCCGGATCAAGACTGGTAACGATAAGCAGCTTATTTTTGTTAATACTGTCATAAAACCTAATCCATTCCCTCCGAAAAGTCATATTGGTTGCGGATGTTGGCAAGTTCATCATCAACGTCGCAAACATGTATGGACCTAGCGTTCGCTCGATCTCCTCCAAAACGGCCTCGTTGAACCGTTCGGGCCAAGCTGGTAAACCACCTTCTTCTTTGCTCGTCGGAAGGCCATCTTTCTCACGAACCGCTCTGGTGATGACATAGTAGTTCTTGAAGTTCTCCTGTACGTAACCAATGAGATCATCTTCGCACCATCGGGTTCCGATTATGACAATTTTACTCTTAAGCGGATGTATGAGCAAAGGTGTTGCGAGCTTGTGCCAACCGATAGCTTTTTCGATTTCAGCAGCCGTTGGCGTCTGCATTTCAAGCTCCATCGAGTCCTTCTCAGGACTGACGGTATCGTCTTCAATGATTAGATCAAAGTGTCGACTCGTTGTTGAAGTTCCAGTTCCAGCCGCCTCAAAAGTCCCTTCTGGATGCGTTCCTTCCCTGTTTACTTCAAGACAACTACTAGACCATCTACCTAATCCGTCAGGCAGAAGTTCTGGAAATAACAAGCGAAACAACTTGTTCTTCTCAAAAATTTGTTTGATGCTTGCAAGTTTTTTAATTGCATTGTTGTGACTGTTCTGACAGATCAGGATTCTTATTTCTTTGTCATTAATCGCCCTCCAGATCGGGTAGGCAATCGAGCCAAGAGAACTTTTAAACCATGTTCTTGGCATGACAATAATAATTCGTGTTTTCTCTGGGTCTTGCAAGTCGTTGCAGATTGGAAGATGAATTGTCTCCGTCAAGTTAGTAAAGCCAAGAACTGCTCGAGCAAGAAAAAACAAGCTGCTCTTGCAAAGTGCTCGTAGCTTGTCAATAGCCTCTTGAGACAACTCCATCTCACCATCAGGCTTGACTGTTGCTAATTCATTATTTGAAATTGCAGTACTCACAAAGTTACCTTTTAAGCAATGCGTCGAGTTTTTCGTTCGCGGATTCTAGTTGTGTCTTGAGAACGGCCAAATCAGTTCTCTGTTCAGAATATTGTTCTTGCAACTTACCAATACAGCTTTTGTTCTCAGAAATGGCAGCAACATTCTGAGCAACCTTTACATTCTGTCCGCCCCAGGTTGCCGCTAAAGCCAGACCTGCCAAAGCCAAACCAATCAAAGCACCCATAGAAAGTTTAAGTAATGTTCCGTTTGTCCCGTTTGACATGTCGCCTCGCTCCGATAGAAAAGGCTGCAATCAACGTGAGTATAAGTGGCACCGGACCCAGCGGCCCGGCTACGATGTTCGTCATTATGATCGGGATGAACTGCGAGTTGCCCGCCGGTGGTGCTGCGCCTGCTGACAGGCGGGCGATCGTTGGTTTCTGGATCATCTGGTATCGGTCACGGTAGAGGCTAGTGATCTCAGAGGGAGCGAGAGCACGATCATAGATTGCGGCATAGTCTATGTCGCCCTCCAAAAACGAATCGCCGCCTGGCTTCGTTGCACCCAGAGTGGTCGAATAATCGCCCGAGGCGGTGGCCCCCGAGATGGCTCCGCCTGTCGCCTGTTTGACTCCGTTAATATACACCCACGCATTAGCACCATCATACGTGCCCACCACAAAATACCACTCACCGGCAGGTTCCGTATTCTGGGCACCGGACCAACAAGTCATCGACGCATAGGATGCATTGTACAGAAAAAATCCAACGTACGAATACTGTGCCGACCAATACAGCCTCGTCCGACGAGCGGCGTTGCTCGGATAATTGTCTAGTATAGAGGCAATATTACCTGAAGCACCCAGCGGCTTAAAGAATGAAACCAGCGAAAACGCAGACGTCCCATCCATTGCCGGTTGCGCACCCAGGGCAACGTAATCAGTGGAGCCGTTGAAACTCAGGCTATGGCCACAAGACGAAGAGGCCCAGAGCGCCCCCGTAATCGTTCCGTCGCCCCCTCGGCCACCCAGGTTGATGAGCTTGTCGCCCGTGCCCTCGTTCATCAGCCAGAGCCCGACTGGGTCGCTCAGGGAGTTGCCAAGATCGAGTCCCAGACCCAGCATCGGCTTCTGTTGGAAGTTGGCCTGCGACACAGACAATAGGCACAACAGGAGTATGAACGATAGCCGTTTCATGTTAGATTCCCGTCACGATACTACAGAAACTACGGAAGTGGACTTGGGCGTCCGCGTCCGTGTTGTTGACCAGGACGCGGACATAGGCAATAGCCGGTGGAATTACAACCGCCCAATCGTCAACACGATCCCAAACAGCAAGCCCATTGGCGTGTGTCCGCATTAGGTCCTGAGCGAGTGTGACAGTGTGTGTTGAATTGCTGACCGTTCGCACAGACTCTGAATTAGCCACTGTGCCGTCCACAATGAACCACTTACGACTAGGCACGTCGAAGTCGCCGGTCGTTGCATCCGTCAGGGTTATTGTCGTATCGGTGGCAGCCGCGTCTGCGTCGTTGAGCGTCGTGGTTGCAGGCGTCTCTGCCGTACCGTTGAACGTCGTTAGAGTGATCCAGTCGTTGGCGGCATAGGACCCCTCAACGATGATGGTACAACCAGCCTGAGCGTCCGTATCGGTCAGGGCAACCTCGATAAACACCAACGTCTCGTAACTGGTGCTGACGTCTTCAGCCGCTCCGACCGCCATCGCCCCACCCGCCACCGCCTGCCATGCATCAATTCCGTTGATGCTGGTGGTTTTGGTGACGGCACCCCACAGAGCAACCGGCAGCATCACCAGTAGGATTACAAGCATCAGAATTGCTGTCGTTTTGCGAACCATTATAGAACCTCCTTACGTCGCCTCGTGATTGGCCACAATGTCGTAGAACGAATTGACCACGAACTGAATATCGTTGTCCGAACTCGCATCTCCGGTCGTCTGAATTGTCCCATTCGAGAGGTAGTAGTTGTAGTACGCATCCAGGATGGACGTTGGGTCCAAGACTACCTTGCGTGCCAGTGCGAGCCTGTTGACATGATTCTCTGTGCCAGCAGCCTCATTAAGGACGTCCCACGCGGCCTTGAGTAATCCACCCAGGAATCGGTGTCTCAGTTGCGTGTTGGTGTCAAGCAAAGATGCGATGTCTGCCAGTGTTGCCATGGTCTCTTTCCTCAGAACAGAATGGGTGCGTTATTCTCCGGGACGAGGCCCCAGATCAGGATTGTATAGCGAGCCGTCAGAGGCCCGTTGTAGGGTCCTGGCTCGTCAGTGACATGAACCCGCACATAGTTAGGCCCCGGGCGGACATTACCGCTCAGGGTCCAGGTGGTCTCCGTGTACGTTACCGTCCAGGCGGGTGACTGAGAAGTTACCACGAATGGATCGTCGTTCGGGTCACAGGCCCGTCCGGTACGATTCATCTTCCCAATCGGAAGCTCCCAGACTGGAACGCCACTAACTGGATCAAATGCCCCCGGTAGGATGATCCCAACGACGTGGTTCGGATCTGCGAAGCTCGGCGGCTCGTAGAACACCTGCTTGCACGGCGGGTCGTTGGGGTCAGCCAGGACGGTCAGCGGCCGGGCCATGCAGAGTGCCGTGAAGAGTAGTGTCAGGATCAGTGTGTGCTTCATGTCGTTCCTAATCAAAATCAAAAGTGATATCGACACTCATCTGATGGATCGCCGTGTTCGGTGCCGAATCGAAAGCGATGTATAGGCACTTGCTCGCTGCCACCGACCCAGAAGTAATTGAGTCATCGGAGACAACGCCGCTAGTGGTATCGAAAGTGTTAACCACAACAGGATTAGCCAGCCCAATGAAAGCGTCCGCATACTTCAAATCACCAGCAACCTCATTGGCCGCTGCATCCAGGGTCACGACGATCTTCGTTATGGTCAAGGCCGCTGGTGTTACCGGCCAGAGGCAGATTTCGTTGTCCTCCGTCTGGGTTGACAGTGGGTCCATGATCGTGAAGATCATGTGCTTCGGTTCGTCCTTGATGTTGTTGCTGGTTTTCACAATCGTCGGGTTGAGCGTTCCTGTATCAGCGGCATAGAGTAACCCGCCGTCCGTTTTCAATGCTAGATCGCCCGTTGCACTGTCAACGATAAGTACGAAGCTAGTGGCATCCGTTCCGTCTACAATCGTTGAGGTGGCAGAGAGCGTATTGTCGCCCGTGTTGGCTCCCGAGACTGACGACGCCCCGGCTCCTATAGTCACGACCGAGTTGTTCGCTGCGTCGGCCGTGAGTGTCAACGTTCCCGTATTGACGGTTAGCGCGGTGGTCAACGTAGCATTGGTGACGGTGTCAGCCTCAATGACATTATCCGCCGCTGCCAGCGTCTTGTTCGTCAGCGTGTCTGTAGTGTCCTTGAATACGACCGTACCCGTTGCATCGGGGAACGTGGCCGTTCGGTCAGCGGTTGGATCGGTCACGGCAAGCAACGTCTCGAAGTCATTAGCAGTCGCCCCCTCGAAGATGAGCCCCGTCGAGGCCCAGAATGCTTGCCCAGCTACCAGAGCGGGATTGCCTACCAGAGTGAGCGTGTGAGCCACATCGGCCAGAGCAATCTCCCCGTCCTTGATGTCGGCGGCGACAACAGAACTGTCTGTCAATTCGCCCTCTGCGATATCCCCAGCAATGTCGTCGGAAACATCGGAGACATCCAGAGCGTCCAGCTTGACAGCGTTCGTGGCGATCTCTGCTGAATTTACAGCATCGTCAGCAAGGTGTTCGTTGTCGATAGAAGCGGCTGCGTAATGAGCGGAGTCGATACTGTCCGCCTTGACATCAAGCGTTACCACATTCGCCGTATCGGTCACGTTGATCGTTGTAGTGTCCTGGAAATCAGGATCAACCACAGCCACACTGTCTATCTCAATACTGTCACCACCAGCCGCGCCTGGAGCGTCTTCAAAACCAGGGGCACCATCAACGGCTGTCGATGTAAGAACCTGCCCGTCTGTGCCAAGTGCCACTTCCTGGATGTCGCCGGCGGCGTCAGAGTAAAAGAATCGCCAAGGTGTCTGGTCAACAAAGCTGGTCAGATTGGTGTATCCAGCGGCCTGTGCTACGAGGTCCCAGAACCCTGCTCCGGCATTCCAATTATATCGCAGAACCTTGGCATCATCTGCCGCCGCCACCGTCTCAGAGGAGTCGAGGTCAACTACTGTACGAATTTCGTCACCATCGTACAATGCCAATGCTCCATCAGCAAAGCCGGTAACGGTGTTGTCGTATTTCAGTTCCCCTGCCGCATCGGGTGAAGCATTCTCGTCTTTGAATGTATATGAGTCCCCCGCCTGTCCACCAGTTACAATCACCCATGTTGGCAATACCAAAGCAAGGGTTTCGTTATTTACTGTCGCACCCGCCGCATCGGCAATTTCCAAACCTACAGCACTAACCACAGCAGTGGCAGCAGATTGCTGACCGACAATCGTTTCGCCGGCAGCGAATGCACCTACGGAAAAGCGAATATCAATCACGTACATCGTAGTGCTACCATTGTCGTTATCGATGACACCAACAGCCTTAGAAGTTCGACCCTCTACAATCTCGCCATCCTCAAACGTTCCACTCAGGGTGCCATAGGTGAGTTGCCAACTGATGACCTCTGTTTCGAGTGTTGCGGGCCCCGCTGCTGCATTGGCCAGAGTGATCGCAACACCAGGAACATAGCGACCAATGGCGGCTACGTCCGTGATAATGCTCTCAGTATCGGTTATGTCAGCGGTTGTGGTCGTCGTGTACGTGGAGCCTACGCCGCTAGTTGGTGCAATGCATTTCCAGCCCAGAATTGCAGCGCTCGGATACATATTCTCAACAAACACACCAGCCGGCCAATAAGTGGTGACAGTTCCGGGGATCGTTGAAGGGGCGTCACGGCCCAGGTCGCCGGCAACACTACTAGCCACAGGTTCGGCCACGTCAAACAGGACGTTGTTGCAGAAAGTCGCAGCGGTGTACTGACCGAAGAAGCCATTCTGGAAGCCGCTGATTGTATTGTCCGTGATGATCGATGGATTTACTACGCCGTAGGCCACGTAAATACCATAGCTGCTGGCTACCGAGGACCCCGGTCCACTTATGCGGTTTGATGAGATAGTTAGGTCCAGGCCGCCACCACAACGAATACCATGAAGTTGGTCGGTGGCGTGGATCTGATTGGCGGTCAGCGAGCCGTTGAGAACGCCGGTCATCAGGTGGATGTAGCCCTGACGGATGGTATTGCCGGAGATCGTCACATCGGCCAGGCGGTGTCCGCCGGTGGTGCGATAGACCGTGATGTCCGATCCGGTCAGTTGACAGTCGGAAATGGTCACGCCGCCGGAGACCTCGTAGATGGCGTGCTCGCGGATCTGTATCCCCTTGACCCCGCAATCGGTCACGGCCAGCGCGTCGATAACAATGTCGGCGCCCATGCCGTTGGGCTGGATTTGGACGCCAATCGCGCAATCGGTGACCGAGCCGCCGACGATCGAAACGTCGGAGACCGAGCCCAGGGCATAGCCGCCGACGGCCAGAGAACTATCTGAGGTGTCAGACTGTCCGCTGATGTAGTTATTGTTGAAGTGAAGATTCGACGCGGACACTGCATAGACTCCGCAGGTCCAAGGATTGATTAGTTCGCAGTCCTCAATCCAGATATCCGAACATCCGGTACCATACCCCGCCATGATGGCGTAGCACTCACGGGAATCAGTGGCCAGGTCTGTTCCGGTATTGAGGATATAGCAATCCCGCACGCGCGCGTGCTGAACGCCATCCTTTAGTGAAATCCCCTGCCGCATGAACTCGGCATCCATGTAGCAATTCTCAATTAGCACGTGCCGAACATAGCCACCTGGCCCATTCGTATCTATCCGAATAAAGCCACTGGCTACGCCGTCTGCGTCTGAGTATCGGTCCCCTGTATATGAGTAGAACCGACAATCCTCGATGTGAATATGCCGAATATCGTACGAGCCGGACGCGGCCAGGAACCGGACCCACCCTGTGCTCTTGAAGTCGTGGAACTCGCAATTCTTAATTGTAAACCCATCCATGTGTGCTGTCGTACTTCCGACAATGTTAATCGCAGAATCAAAAACCACTGTGTCGCTGAGCCCTACAAATTTGATCCCCTCAATGATGAGATTGTTGATCCCCGTGGCATAGAAGATGCTACATCCCGTAGTTGTCCCGGTCATCTGCATTGTGACCTGACCTGCCCCAGCACCTCTAATCGTGACGTTATCTCCGGTAATTGCTATGGAATCATTAGTAAGAACCCCAAGGACATCTGTATCTACAGTATATTCACCTGCTGGAAGGTAAACCACACCACCAGAAACCGACGCTGCTGTAAGAGCGGCTTGAATTGCTGTAGTGTCATCAAGACCGTCATTAGGAATTGCTCCAAAGTGCAACACGTTGTAGATGTGAAGAAATTCTTGAACAGGAATCGCTTTGCTAACAGGCGTTCCATTCGGGTCACTAACTATATAGAGCAAATCGTCAGCGTCAACAGCGTCAAGTTCGTCTAGTTCAGAGATCTTCTGATTGTCAGCAAGTGTTGCAAGTGGCAACAAGCACAACAAAGCTATTAATAGCATTTTCTTCATGTCGTTTTAGTTGTTCTCAAGAAGCAGAACATCTCCTGTTTCAAGAAGTAACAAATCGCCTGTCTCGCTTTCTGCCATATTATAAACTTCTTCAACCGCAACACGAACCCATTGGTTGTCGCTAATTGCAAAGTAGATGTAATCTTCGTCCATTTGTACTTCTGACGAATCGGGGGCTCCTGTTGGAGCACCAACGTTTAAGCCGAGATATTCTCGAGCAGTTTCAGCAGTTGTCGTTTGAAACAAACCTATCATGAATCGCGTGGGCCAACTTTTCCAACTAGCGTCAACAGGTTTTGTTATCAACATGCAGGTGAAAAGCATCGAGAAGATAACAAGCAAAACAGTTTGTAAGTAGTGTTGTAGTCGTTGCTTTTTCATAGTTTGAATTAGCTACTAGCTACTGGTTGCTCAATGTTTTCCGAGTGTTGCTTGCCGCCCGCCGTCAGGTCTAGCATTTTGAGTGTGTCCATAATCGTGTTGGCATCACTTGGCGTCATGACAATTGCTTGCTGCTTAACCGTTGCATCAATCTTTGTCTGCTTGCCATAACCAACACGATCAAGGATTTCGGCGGCACTCTTGAGGCTTTCGCCAGAATTGTCGCTTGCTACGCCTAAAACCAATCGCGAGGCGGCCGCCAGTGCTCCTTGTTTCAACTGTTCAAGAACCGGATCATCGCGTTCTGCTGTCCGCTCAATCTTAACTTGTTGAAGCGTTTCCCGTCGCAACGCCAGCTCGTGTTGAAACGTCGGCGAGTGCATGATCATTGTTACCTGAGCAGCGGATGTTTGCAGACGAGCCGCTATGTCTTTCGGCAGGTAGCCCGCCAGACAGTAATCAAGTATCTTGTGGTGCCTGTTGTTTAGTTTCGTTAGTTCTCGCGGCATTTGTTGTTTTCCAAGTGGTGTTCTGTCAATATTTTTTGTCATAAAACGCTGTTGGTGGGTGGCGTTTAGATACAGTATGTTCTGGCGGGTGAGATTAGCAAGAAAAAATAATTTTTATTGCTTGCAATCCCTACCCAAGTACTATGAATTGTTTGAATTTGCTAGAAAATTAGAGCTGTGTCCGTTTCCCGCCTGTCACATACCCCCTGGGGGGTTTTCGTTTTTGTTACCTTGTCAACTACAAAGTATACGAGGGAGGCGGGTATGACAAACGCTTGGTTGTGTGCTTTTGCAACAACAAACACGCATTGCAGAGCCACTTAATCGTCAGGCGGTTAGTTAGTTTATAAACAATAATCACGAGCATACGATTTAAACTTTAGTATGTTGTGCCGTTGTGCCGTTGTAAGTACTGTTGCAACAAGTAGTTATAACTATTTTCGCCATTAGCAAATCTTTCTTTATATTCGTTTTGCTTATACTCTCATAACGCTTGCAATGGCAAGTACTTAGTAAATGCAATGTTCTGTAACCGCTCGTGATTCGCCCTTCTATAGGGGGGCAGGTTTATTAGTTAATGCCAAGCACCTGGAACGACGATTGATGAATCACAACGAAAGCCAACAACCAACAACACCACTTGGAGAACAACACCACTTGGAGAACAACACAAAAATGCTCCAAATAATTGTTGCCATAAGCGAAAACAAAGACTTTGTTTCAGCCGATTGGATAACCTTACTTCTGTGCTACTGGCACACCCAAGATGACTTTCGCAACAAGCCAACACGAATAAAGCTGATTGAACAATTTGGCACACTGTTTGCCGAAACACTTGGCGACTAATTCATAGTTTTACCACCAAACAGTAGGAGAACAACGATGACAAGCGAACAAAAAGCAGAGAGTGAAGTCACCTACAACGGGTATGCGTTTGTTAAAAAGCCCGTTCTGAAGACTGTCGTAGCAGGAAAGGCGAAAGTGCAAATTGGCTTTGTTGTTGTACCGATGCTGGCAAAGGACTTGCCCTTAGGCGACTTGCTAACCGAGATGGTTGATGCCGGCGTTTTTACCAACAAACAGGTAGCAAAGGCAGTTTTCGGGCAAGGATTCGACTTGGAAAGCCGCAAACGCTTGGCAAGCATTTTCAATGCCGCAACCAAGCTAGACTACGACCGAAAAGCCGCCGAAACGGAATACAGCAATGCAGCAATGGAACAGGAAGCGTGCAAAGCATTGTTGTTACCCACCGAAAAGCTGAACTATATTGTTCAGTATTGTCGCCACGCTTGGTTAGAACACAACACCAGCAACAACAATGCCGTTGCTAACTGGGATTGCAACACGACGATAAACTGTTGGGATCTGTAAACGCCTGCTGTTACACGTGCCGAGAAATGCCTGTAGTGCTTCTCGGCACGTGTTTTTCTTTGACAAACAGCTGTCAACACATGCTTAGCGACAATGGCTATTTCGGACTTTTTAACACCACAATAGGGCAAAGCCATCTTTGTAAGCTCAGTTATTAGGCCAAAAACGTGGTGTAATCGGTTGGCACCCCCACCCCCTTTAGAATCGCGTTTCAAAACCGCCTTAACGTAGCCATTAAGGTGCATAGTAGTTGTTCTTATTTATATATTATTTTTTTTAATAACAAAAGGCACCGGGGGTGCCAACAAACTACACGCCATTCTAAGCCCAATAACCGAGCCAAGCGACCTAGTTTTCGCCTATTCAGGCCAATAGCCAACTACATTCACCGTGTTACACACTTATTTAACACACAATCCATTTGGAGAAATCCCAATGTCAACATTAGCTTACACGACAAAGCAGACAATACACGGAAACCCAGGAGAACGACGTGTTTTACCGAAAGGCACACTTGTCAAACTGCTTGAAGCAACAAACTTACCGAAAACTGATAAAAGAAAGTACTGGACATTACCGCCAACTCAGATAAACGACTGGAAAATCGACATACTCGAATGGGCGAAGACAGTAGGCATTTTGCTCTATGAAGATGATGTTACGATACTCAAAACACAAGACAACAAACCCTAGCCTGTTAGCAGTACAACAACCGACGCTTGGAGAAAAACAATGACAAAAACAGTTTACATCCTGATGCGAGGTGAAGATTACGAAGGCGGCGATATCATAAGCGTTCACGCGATGGAACAAAGTGCAAACGAGGCTAAAACCGCATATCTGAAAGAAAACGAAATATCAAGTCCCGATTGGCTCTCTGTTGACAAACATATTGTCAATCCCTAGCAAGGGGCGTAGCCCCATAGCAACAATAAACAAACAAACAGCAGGAGAAAAACAATGAGAAAACCAAGCGATTTCACACAACGACCCTTTAATAGCACAATGCACAACTGCGAAGCGGAGATAGTTGCAGCAAACATTATGAGAATCCTCAATCGTACGGGTAACATATGGCGAAAACTCGCATGGTCAGAGTACAGAAGCGAACGACGCAAAGATGGCAATTTCACCAACAGCGAAAAAGCTTTGTTCAAAGAAGTACGAGGTTTTTGTATTTCTGTTGATACTGCAATTCTCTTCTCGCCTAGTTGGAGAACAAAAACATGCTGACAAATACACAACAACTCACGATTTGTCTGACAACAACAGTTATTATTCTCCTTTTTCAGGCGACCAGTTTTTGGAAGGTAAAAAGATGACATTTAACATCGAACTTCCGATCCTGATACTCGTAATTTACATTCTCGTTCGACAACTAACAAAGCCATTTCATAATCGACGATAGTTGGGGCGATTGGATGGCGTAGCCCCTAAACAGACACTTAGAAAGCAATGAGTAACAACAGAAGGAGATAACAAAATGTATGTAACACCAAACTTTAAAACCAAGAAAGCACTCAAAACAGCGGTTGCAAACGGCGATCTTGTCGAAATTTTCCAACCAGGACCTTTTGATTGCAAGCAAAATGGCAACGAAACTGTCGAAGGCCCACATTATCCCGAACCGCATCGTTGGTATGCGAGAGTAACGATTGTTAATAGTCGCGTGACAAAAGTATCCTAGCCAGTTAGCATCGGCGGAAAGCAGTAGCAAACGACAAACAAGTTAACAACAATAGGAGAGCAGAAACCATGACAACAACGACAACAACAACGGTACAAGATGTTCGAGACAACCTACAAACATACACAGGCGATGGACGAGCAAAACCGTTGTCCTTGCTGATTGCACAATTCTCGTCGCTCAGCAAAAACGAGTTGCTAAACTTTCAGAGAAAAACACAGCTAACAACAAATTTTGACACTTTCAGAAAAGAACAAGACACTTTAATATTAGAACTATTAGAGATGGAAATGTCAACCCTTGGCAAAACAATAAGAGAGCTTAAAGGCTTGTCACCGCTAACACTCGAAACTGTTTTGTCCTAGCCAGTTAGCATACTTTTCAAGAAAGCAATTCAGAATCGAGTACAAGATGAAGAAGAAAATACAGAAGTTTTCGAATTTTCATCGGTTGTCGACCTCCTAGACTGGATAATGATATACTAACAAGTGTCAATTTCAAACATTGAAATAGCAACGAAACATTGAAATAGCAAACAACACCCGCTACTAGGAGGACAAAACGATGCGTCTAAACAGCTTCACCGACACAGAAACTATTTTTCAACTGAAATTCGTAGAAGCAGACAACAAACAATATATTGAGGAAAACACCCATCAAGCAATACAAATGCTCTTCCGCAAACTGGCAAATCTTGGTCTTGATGGTGTTAGTAAAAACGAAGATGAGTTTTACGACATCTTAATCGGATTAGAGTATGTAATTTACACTGTTGCAAAGTTTTGTCCGGAAAAGCTCCTTGCGTTTGCTGACATAACGGAAGCAACAAAAAGTTAACCAAACAACTAACACGAGCACAGATTTTTAAAAAGAAAAACTGCTACCAACAACGAACAAAACATACTATAACTAACAGCAACAACAAGAAACAGGAGATTTAAAAAATGCCACACGCCGACAACAACACTGTCAGTAAACATCGTCGCTGTTCGCTTTGCAACCTGAAAATTCGCTGCAACGACGACGAAAAGCACCAAGCTGGTTATCGCCACCGCATTCGTCAACACACCCTCCGAGCACTTGCGAAACAAACCTAGACAAACCACTCCTGTTGGGCGGTCAGTGGCGACAATACTTGACTCCTATTGCTAATCGTCACTGGCTGCTTTTTTTAAAACACTAACAATAACAGCAAAACAAGCAACATTCCCCAGACTACGATAACGGAAAACGGAAAACAGAAAACGGAAAACGGAAAACGGAAAGTAGAAAAGATGAAAAAACAGCTTTTATCAACCCTTCTCCAATGTCGCTTTATCAAACAATTCTACATAAACCCCCTCGACAATCGCCTTCCAGCCTTTACGTTCATAGACGAACAAGACGGACAAGTCGACATCTGCTACCTAACACCAGCGATTAAAAACCAAGCAAAAGGCCCATTGCTAGACCTTCGTGCTCACGACACAAGCGTGTTTATGCAAGCACGCTTTGTTCTTTGCTACGACGACCTAAGCGGTAGCATTTGGCGGATACCAACAGATATACTCGGTCGTTCGCAAGCCATTGTTTTGCACAACAAAATTGAGTGGCTGATATCAACAATCAACACAGACGTCGCTGTTGCTGAGCAGGAAACCCTTGTCGCTCCTGCAAAGACTGAGCGAAAAAAGATCGACAACCTATTAGCGTATATTGATGAAAATGAGAAGGACGAAAAATGAACACAGAACACCTCAAAATGATTCTAGACACATTCGGTGATGCAACTGGTGGAGCATACGTGATTGCGATCCTTTGAGTTCTTAAAGGATACGTGTTTTTTCTTCTTGGTATGACAACAATACTTCTCATAACAAGAACAACAGCAGCATTGATACGAACAAAACTATTTGGGGATGAAATTGCTCGAGCTTGTGACTTGTCACCTGATTATCGAGGCGACCGAGAAAAGATGCTAGACATGATCAAAAGAGCTCAGTGTAAAGGCTAACAAACAAAACTGTCCAGACCGAGACAAACAAACGCGTTTGTCATAACTTTCTTTTTAGGAGCATGAACATGAGAGAAGTAACGAAAGATGTCAAGACAAAGGGAAAAGTTGTTGGAGTTGCTGAGTGTAAGGGCTACGACAGCGTAGACGAAATACTCGCCGATTTGACGCCGGAGAAGATTCTGACAGTCATCAACAAGCAACTGCTAACCGACGCCTGCAATGCAACACGAGCCAAGTTCTCCGACAAGCCCGCTGGCAAGGCTGCTCGGCGTGCCCTGGCCATCAACCTTGCGTTCGCGGACGATCCGAACAAGATGCAGGAGTTGTTTGCAACGGCCATCGCCAATGGCATTGCTCCGGCTGATGCTCTGGACGAGTACATCGACAGCGACGAGGTGCAAGAGCTCGTGACAGCCAGTTTGGCCGAGAACGCTGAGGTTGCAACCGAGCCTGTTGAGTAAAACTTGATGAAAAGCACAACGGTGGTGTGGTAGTCGAGCATGTCTTTCTCGAGTAACCGTAAACGATCAAGGCCGTGCGGTGATAATGACCAGATCACTCGTTGTGCTTTTCATTTTTCACTAACAACAAGAGAGCAGAAAAATGACAAAAGACAAAGCTATTAAATTAGATTGGAGGGCAGCAGATATGAGCTTTTAACGACAAAGTATCCTCAGAAGCCGATACGTAAGTTGCGTCTGAGAATAGCAAGGCCTAGAAAACCGGTACGTAGAAAAGAGGGCAGCACTAATGGGTTAATAGACACGTAAAAAAACTCAAAAAGAAAAGCAAAATTCAAGATTTTTTTAGCGACCCGAACACCCAATGACGACTGGTGTTGTCTCACGACAGACTTAAAATCATCTTCGCCTGAAACATGGCTCCGTGACAGAGTACTCTGGACAGGTTCGATTCCTGTTGGGTGTTTTAAAACACCTTTTATTAATAAACAACAACAGAAGGAAAACGAAAATGGACACAAGAAATGGTAGAGTTTACTCAAAAGAAGAATACCAACAAATAATAGCTAAAGCACCTGAGTTATTACAATTCTTCAAGCCAATGACAACAATGCCAACAACAGCACAGCTTGACAGAACGCCAAGTCGTGTTGGTCGTAACGACCCCTGTCCATGCGGGTCCGGCAAAAAGTTCAAACGTTGTTGTTGGACGGGTTAGTAAAAGCAAAAACAGGAGACCAAAAACCATGAGCGATAACGTTGCAACTTCCACCCCGGCCCTTCAGACGCCAACATCCTCATTTCAACACCTAAAACAACAAGACTTTCTGTCAATGACCCCCGACGAACAGCTAACAATTGTCAACCAACTCCACGCCCGACGAGAGATCTTAAAAGAAGAAGCGTTGCACAACCGACACAAGAATGCCAAGAAAGCAACGAGTCGTAAGAGCAAAAAAGCATTCAAGTTTGCAACAAAAGAGCTAGAAGCAATGTTCAACAAGTTACCAGAAGATTGTCGTGCCGCAATCCTTGGAGTCAAAAAATGACCAACAGCGAGTCGACACGCTTGGCAAGAATAATCTGCAAACGTTTCGGATACAGTATTGGTCGCAGACGTGGAGAACTTTGCGAACTTTTCAACGAATGCTATATTATTGGTCGACAAACAGACGATTTTGCCCTTGCCTGGACTCGTGCATACTACAAAGCCATCATTTTTCTCAAAACAGGACACTTCCAAAACACCAAATCAACAGACACGCGAGTTGACAAACGAACCTCAACAGACCTGCCAAACTTTGATCACATGTCAATAAAACGAACACAAACAATGCTAGACCTTTCATTGCTCCTAACAAATACAACAGACGAACAACACCTATACTTGCAATATCTTATCTTCCATAAACCGACAATCCGAGCAATCGCGAAACAGATAAACGTCAAAGAAAGCACTTGCA